TTGGTGGCTGTAGTAATTTTACCTTTAATATCTTTACTGTAACCAGAAGCCACTCTTGAGTTAAATTTATTCCAAGTTGGTTCAGGCATAACAGCAGAGCCTGATTCCATTTTCTCCCAAGTAACTGAGCTGGATAGACCGGCTAAATCTGCTGCTTGTTTATACGATAAACCGGCTTTCTTTCTGGCGGCTTTAATTGCGTTTGGAGTGGGTTGAATGTATTCTTTCTGTACCATTTAAAATAGATCCTTTTCGGTTAATACAATGAATTCGATTCCTTTAATCTTACACCAATTTCTTGCGGCTTCCCATTTTTGTTGGTTAACGATGTATGTTTGGGCTTCCGCTAAATACCGTTTCTTATTTCTTGTAGTTGGTTTGATACATTGACTGTAAGGTTTAATTTCTACTAAAAATGTTTTTTCTCCATCTTTAGTTTTCATTCTTAATAGGAAATCAGGAAAATATCGATGTTGTTTATCGTCTATAGGAGAATAATAAGGGATACATAATTCTTCTGAAGAGTAGGCTATTACATTTGGGTTATTGTCTGCCCAATTTAAGAATTTAGTTTCCCAACTGCTTCTTGAGATAATATTAGTAACATCGCCTTTATATTTTTCTGGGTTTTTTGGAACCCATTTTCTGGGTTTGGGGAATCGTCGTTTGCTCATATTATATTTAGTTTAGATATAAATAGTTTTAATAACTACTCTTAAAAGGATTTACCTAACCATGGCATCGCCTACTTCAAAAACATTAGTTTATCCAGACAATTTACGGACGGAAGATAATAATCCATATGGCTCAAATTATGTTATGTTTGTCTTATCGGATTCTTCTATACCGAATAGCAATGGGGTTATTAGCACTCTAGTAAATAAAAACTTCAAAGTTGTATCTGATACCGTTAATGCTATTAATAATCCTTCAGCTAGAAATATCCTAAAAAATGTATTCTCCTCGTTAGATGCACTATCCGCTGAATGGTCTGCTGGAGTCGGACAAACCTCTCAATCTGCTGCTCAAAAAGCAGCTGTAGCAGCAAGGGCAGTTAAGGGTATTGAAAGTCCATCTATTCCAGTCCCAATGAAAAAAGGATTCTGTAATATCGTCCTTTATACGCCTCCTGCTCTCAGTACATCTTATGGAGCTAATTATGAAACTATGAGTCTAACCTCAGTTGCTTTAGATGCCGTGTTACCTACCATCAAGAAATTTGCTGAAAGTAAAGTCGGTCAAATGTCTCCAGGACAAAAGGCTGTTTATGATTCGGCGACCAATGGCGCATTAGGGAAAATTGCGAACAGCGGAGCACTTTCGTTCGCATCTAGGTTAGCGATTAACCCTAAACAAGAACTATTATTTAAAGGTGTTGACTTCAGAACGTTCCAGTTTAATTATGTATTCGCTCCCAAAAACGAAAAAGAAAATAATACGGTACAAGAAATCATTAGGCAGTTTAAAGGTAATATGTTACCAGAATTAACTGCTGGAACTCTAATGTATAAATATCCGGCGGAATTTGACATATATTATTACTATGACGCTAAACTTAATAATAATGTACATCAACATACAACTTGTGTATTAGAGAAAGTAACAATTAATTATGCTCCTGCTGGTCAATTCTCTACATTTGCTGATGGTGCTCCTAATGTTATCAATATGACGCTTGAATTTAAAGAACTAGCGCAACTTGATAAAGAATCTGTTCTAAATGGAGGTTACTAATGTATTTCACTAAAGTCCCTTATCTGTATTATCCTTTTACTATCAATAATGATACTCAGTTAATAGGCATCAAGGATATTACTCATAACATTAGGTTCAAAGAAATAGCCAAAGATAAAATTACTTCGTTTGAAACCTATACAATCCTCGATAATGAAACTCCGGAAATAATCTCTGAAAAATTATATGGAACGCCTAATTACCATTGGGCAATTATGTTACTGAATGATAGATTTGATTATCTTACTGATTTTCCAATTTCGGTTAAAGTATTTGATAAATATGTCAAAGAGAAATATGAGGATCCGTATGCCATCCATCATTGCCAAAAAGTAATTAATAATCAAGTAATTACTATATCTAATCCTGTTAAACCTCCAGTAGATTCTCCGGAATATCCTGCTTACATGGAATATATCTCTAGCTACGGAATCACCAATTACGATTACGAGGCTCAGTTAAATGATGATAAAAGAATATTAAATTATATTCCAAAAGAATTGATTGATTATATTATAACGGAAATGAATAATTTATGAGTACACAGAACCTCACGTTTGCCGGCGAGATAGCAATTAACCAAATGGAAATTGTCTCTATTAATACATCATTCGTTGTTGATTTGAGAATGGTATTCGTGGGGATGAATATTTATGAGGATATGTTCGCTCCTTTCATCAATGGCACTATCGTTATCCAAGACGCTAACGCTCTTATCAATAAATTACCAATAGTCGGCGAAGAATTCCTTGACTTAGATCTAATCACTCCTAGCTTCCCCTCTGATAAACAACATGCCATTAAAGGGCGGTTCTATATCTATAAAATATCAGATAGACAATATGCCAATGACAGATTAGTCAGTTACATTCTACATTTCGTCTCCGTAGAAGCTCTATTAGATATGAACATTAAAATCTCTAAGGGATTTAATAGTGCTAAGATATCTGATATTGCTTCTGATATCATGAAACAATATTCTTATTTTCAAAATGATTCTACAGAATTAACCCCAGAGCAATTAGAACGCTTTAACATTGAAGAAACATCTAATGGACACGCTTATGTATCTAATTTCTGGTCACCGGTAAAGAATCTGAATTATTTGGCAGAACACGCCTTATCTGTTCCTTCTACCAATGGATCCAATACAACTGAAGGTTCTCCGACATTCTTGTTTTTTGAAAACAGAAACGGCTTAAACTTCATCTCATTAGAATCTCTATTTAAAAATGATATTACGCGGGAATTCAGAAAGGATAATTATAGTAGGATTATTCCTACAGGCTTATATGCTACCACTAAATTTGATTTTGAGAAAGATTATTCTCGAATCATGGAAATGAATATTGTTGAATCGTTTAGTTATATTGATAGAAATAGAAGCGGCACGTTTGCCTCTAATTTGATCGTCCATAATATTACGAATAAAACTTATCGGAATATTGCGTTTAATTATCAGACTAATTATGATAAGGAAACCCGATTAAACCAGTATGCTCCTATTTCTAAGAAGTCAATTAATACTAAAGAAAATGCTTATATTATGATGGAAAAGGCTAATGCTATTTTTGAAGGGAATCATGATATATCTAATTCTAAGGTTATACAAAGACGATTATCCTTAATGAATTTAATGGATACTCAACAAATAGAGATAACGGTACTGGGAAGAACAGATTACACGGTCGGACAGAAGATGAGCTTAGTGGTTTATAAAGTATGTAATCTCGAATTGGAAGATGAACAGAAAGATGAATTATTATGCGGGAATTATTTAGTAACTGCCATTAGACATATCATAACAAATGAGAACCATCAATGCGTAATGCTACTGATGAAGGATAGTTTAACCGTTGATTTGAATAATATACCGAAAGCGAGTGGAACATGAGTAATTTTTATTTTGGTGTGGTAGAGGATAGGCTTGACCCATTAATGTTAGGGCGATGCAGAGTTAGGGTAGTCGGTAAGCATACAGAAAATAAAGAAGAATTGCCGACTAGCATGTTACCATGGGCATACGCTATGATGCCAATTAATAACGCTTCGATGAATGGCATCGGTTGGAGTCCTACTGGCGTTGTAACTGGAACTTGGGTTGTTGTAATCTTTTTAGATGAATATGAACAACAACCATTAATGTTAGGTAGCATTGGGGGTATTCCTCAGACTATTTCTGCTCAATTGTATACAGAAGCTCATAATGAAGTTATCTTTACAGATCCTGACGGTATATTAGGAACAACATCTGGTAATCCAAACGCTGCTGCTGAAGTAGAGAAAATGGCAGGTAAAGTAATGGATGTTATTAATGGAATCCAAAGTGAAGATTCTAATTTAGATCCAATAATGCCGGATAGCATTTATAAATTGGTAAAAGCGACAGATGTAACATTAGGTACAGATGAATGGAGAATTGTAGAGACGGAAGGTAACGGAGATATAGTCGCTTCTGGTACTTACGATCCTGATTTATCTTCTTATATTTTACATTTACAGACTCCTGCTGTATGGAAACCGACTAGTCAATCGTTATTTGATCAACCGGTAGATGGAAATAAATGTAAATATTTCTTTGCTCCTGAAGGAGATAATGCTATGTTAATGTTCTTTAATGAAAACTTTAAACCTACTGATAAAATTCTACCAGATACTAATACTTCGGTGAACAATTAATGACTATAGCAACAGATAACCTTCCAGGCGATTACAATAAAGGTTCTCAACGAGCCTTACGAATTAACAACTTTAAACGAATCATTGCTCAATTAGAAGCTTCTGGTATAACAAACGATAACTGCCAAGCTGCGATTTGCGGTATCTTAATGAGGGAATGTACATTCTTATGTACAGAAGAATCTCCTTATTATAGTTATGACAAATTAGGGCAATTTAAACGGGTAACCGAAGCTGATCGACGAGAATATGGTGGTTCGGTTAAAGCCGGTACAAAAACAAAAGAACAGTTTTTTGGTTGGTTGTATGGGACAAGTTATCGACACGGAAGTTACCAAGAAGGATCTAGGTATTTTGGTAGAGGGTTCGTACAGTTAACGGGGTTTGCTACTTATTCAGGCGC